AGCTATTAGAGACAAAGATAGACCTGGTGTTTTAAAAAATGATACAAATGGTGTTAAATACTTAAAAGAAAAAGGATGGGAATGGGGTGGTGATTATACCAGTTTTAAAGATTGGCACCATTTTGATAAAGATATTGAACAAAGCAAAGATAGTTCAAATGTTGTTCCTGAAAGCGATTATTCATTTTCTATATTTAGTCCGTCTAGAGTTACTGTTGATATAGGTATTCCAAAAATAAAACAAGTAGATGGGAAAAAAATACAAAGTGGTTTTATGTTACACGATATACCAGGATGGAAAGATAGAAATTTCATATGGTCTTTTGCAAATTTAACTTTATACGAACCTTCTGGAAAAGCAACTGGAGTATTTGTAAAAAATGGTAAAATTGCTAATCCAGAAACGGGATATCCATATTATACCATGATAAGTGAAACAACTGGACGAAATTTTAATAAATACGTTACAATAGCAATAATGAAAGACAATACAGTTAGGTTGTATGAAACAGACAGTACCACTACGGCAGAACAAAAAATATTAAGAGATTTGAAAAACATTAAATATGCATTTTCTGGAACTGATGTTTTAATAAGAAATGGTGGTGAAACTGAAGAACGCGCAATATCAAAATTGGAAGACGATAAAGATAGACCAAAAACATCAGTTGGTTTTTACAACAACAATTTAATGGTTGCCGTCACTACTGCCAAAACAAGTCAAAATTGGGAAAAATGGGGGAATACATTGAGAAAAATAAATTCAAATGCAACTTGGATTTCCATGGATGGCGGTGGTTCATCAACTATTGTAATTAAAGGAACACCAAGACAAGTTGCAGAAAACGTTCCAAATGGAAGAAAAGTGGCAACTATAATAGGTTGGTATGATGTATAAAAAATATTTTACATATTTATTGATATGACACAAGAACAAAAAAATATGATAAAAAGCATAGTCAGAGAATATGTAATTCAATATGCAAAAGAAGGAAAAAAGCCGACCGGCGGATTAACTGGATGGTTTAGAGACCGTTGGGTTGATATTTCTCGTAAGAAAAAGGGGGGAGGACATCCAGAGTGTGGTGCATCTGCCGGTAGTAAATCTCGTAAAGGTGGAAAGAGGGCATATCCAAAATGTGTGCCAGCAGCAAAGGCGGCATCAATGTCAAAAAAACAAAAAAGAAGTGCTGTAACACGAAAGAGAAAAAAAGGTGCAACAGCTCGTGGTAAAGCAAAAATGGTTTCAACTCATGTAAAGGATTGATTATGGAAATTGATAAAAAAATAGAAATGATACTTAAATTATTTGCTACATTTGCTGCAATCGGTGTTATATTATCCATATTCATAGGTACAAAAATCGAAGGCGATAATATAAGACAGTATACGAAAACCAAAGACAGTTTGGAGGCAGTGATAAACAAGTATGAATTCGATTATGTTGAATTAAAAAAAAGAGCTGATAAACTCGATTCTCTTATTAAAGTTCGTAAAGATAGTATTCTGATAATAAAAGAAAGATTCTATATTTACAAAAACAGAGAAATAAAAAATCCAGATGAAGCTACAAAACTTATTAAAAACTTTTTGAATGAGTAATATATGAAATACGTTATAGCATTATTATTTTCCCTTTCAACTGCTTTTGCTTCCGAAAAAGATTCTCTCGTTTGTTTTACAAAACCTGAAATAACTAAATTGTGGAATAAAATTCAACTCATACGAGATTCAGTCGAATACCTAACCGCAGTCGTTAATGTCCAAGACACCGTAATAGATTTGTATGTTTCTAGATCAGAAATGTTTATACAACAATTAAAAAATCGTGATGAAGCACTTGCCGCTTGTAAAAAAAGAAGTGTGGAATTAGAAAAAATAATTGATGAACTTCAACCTCGTTGGTATGATAATAAATTTTTGTGGTTTCTAACAGGAGCCGCTTCTGTTGTTGGGATAATAGTGGTAACAAAATGAGTGTAGTTACAAAAAATTTAAAAGATATTATCAAAGAAGAATACGCAAAATGTGCTTCTAATCCTGTATATTTTATGAAAAGATATGCAAAGATTCAACATCCAACTCGTGGCAAAATACTGTTCGACCTATATCCGTTTCAGGAAAATGTTTTAAAAGAGTTCAATGATAATCGATGGAACATAGTCCTAAAATCTCGTCAGTTAGGAATATCAACGCTGATAGCTGGATATTCACTTTGGATGATGTTGTTCAATCAAGACAAGAATATTCTTGTTATTGCAACAAAACAAGAAACTGCTAAGAACTTGGTAACAAAAGTTCGTGTTATGTATGACAATCTTCCAAGTTGGTTGAAGACAGGAGTTCAAGAAGATAATAAACTTTCACTTCGATTCAAGAACGGTTCACAAATTAAAGCCGTTTCTGCTGCTGCTGACTCTGCTCGTTCTGAAGCACTTTCACTTTTGATTATAGATGAAGCCGCTTTTATTGATGACATAGATAGAATATGGGCATCTGCACAACAAACACTTGCAACAGGTGGAACTGCAATTATCAATTCCACACCGAATGGCGTTGGTAACTTTTACCATAAACAATGGGTAAAGTCAAAATTAGGTGAGAGTGCATTTAATCCAATAGAATTACTTTGGCAAGTTCATCCAGACCGTGATCAAAAATGGCGTGATGAACAAGATGTTCTTCTTGGTCCAGATATGGCAAAACAAGAATGTGATGGAAACTTTCTTGCATCTGGACGTTCTGTAATTGATGGTGAGTTAGTACAATGGTATAAGGAAACATATGTTTGTGATCCAAAAGAAAAAAGAGGATCTGAAGACGCTTATTGGATTTGGGAATATCCAGATTCTTCAAAAAATTATATTGTTGTTGCTGATGTTGCTCGTGGTGACGGAAATGATAATTCTGCATTTCATGTAATTGATATAGATAATCTTGAACAAGTTGCAGAATATCGTGGTAAACTTGATACAAAATCATATGGTAATATGTTAGTATCAGTTGCAACCGAATATAATGATGCAATGCTTGTTATTGAAAATGCTAATATTGGTTGGGCAGTAATTCAACAAGTTATAGATAGAGGTTATCCAAATTTGTATTACACTTATCGTGAAGATGGATATATCGATCCATCCGTTCATATTCCAAAAGGATATGATATTAAAGATAAATCACAAATGGTTCCTGGATTTACTACAAGTTCTAAAACAAGACCACTTATTATATCTAAATTGGAAACATATTTTCGTGAAAGAACACCAATAATAAAATCATCTAGATTAGCAGAAGAACTTTTCGTATTTGTATGGAATGGATCAAAAGCGGAGGCACAAAGTGGTTACACTGATGATTTGGTAATTTCATTTTCAATCGGATTGTGGGTTAGAGATACTGCAATAAAATTGCGTCAAGAGGGATTGGTACGAACAAGAATGGGATTGGATTATATTGGAAAGGGAAGTGCAATAAAATCCACAATACAAAATAAATTCGATGATGGGTGGTCTATGAAAGTTAGAGGAGGGGATGAAGATTTAACTTGGTTAATAAAGTAATTTTCATTTTTTCATACATATTTATATTCATGTATAATACTATTAATAACAGGTGAAAAATGGCAGAAAGAAAGTCATTATTTGATAGATTAAAAACCTTATTTTCTACAAATGTTGTTGTTAGAAATGTTGGTGGAAAACGATTAAAAGTTGTTGATACGGCTCGTTATCAGGCCGATGGAAACCCACATACATCAAAAGTTATTGATAGATATGGTAGACTTCATGGAAGTAGGGGAACCCCAATATCTGTCTACAATCAATACAATTCTTTCTCTGCAACAAAAATAGACCTTTATACTGATTATGAAGCAATGGACACTGATGCCATTATTTCATCGGCTCTTGACATTTATTCCGATGAAAGTACCCTAAAAAATGACATCGGTGATGTTCTAACAATTAGAACTGATAACGATAATATCCGTAAAATTCTTCGTAATCTTTTTTATGATATTCTTAATATAGAATATAATCTGTGGCCTTGGGTTCGTAATTTATGTAAATACGGTGACTTTTATCTTTATCTTGATGTAAAAGAAGGATTAGGTATAACAAATGTTGTACCGTTCTCACCTTATGAAATGCAAAGAGAAGAAGGAACTGATCCAGAACATATCTATATGACAAAGTTTATCTATGAAGGTCCACTCGGAAAGGGTGAATTTCAGAATTATGAAATTGCACATTTTCGTTTAATGGGCGATACTAATTTTTTACCTTACGGTAAATCTATGGTAGAGGGTGCTCGTAAATTGTATAAACAATTAGTTCTCATGGAAGATGCTATGCTTATACATAGAATTATGAGGGCACCGGAAAAAAGAGTATTCAAAGTTGATATTGGAAATATACCGCCTGGTGAAGTAGATACTTACATGGATCAAATAATGAAAAAGATGAAAAAAGTTCCTGTAATGAACGAACAAACCGGTGAGTATAATTTAAGATTTAATATGCAAAATTTATTAGAAGACTATTATCTTCCAGTAAGAGGTGCTCAATCAGCAACAAGTATAGATACTTTGCCAGGATTACAATATCAAGCAATAGAAGACGTTGAATATTTAAAAAGTAAAATATTTGCTGCTTTGAAAATACCAAAGGCGTTTTTAGGATATGACGAATCAACGGAAGGTAAGGCAACACTTGCGGCTCTTGATATTCGTTTTGCAAGAACAATAGAGAGAATACAAAGGATAGTAATATCAGAATTAACTAAAATTGCAATAGTTCATTTGTATTCACAAGGTTATGAGAATGCAGACCT